GGATTTTTTAGAGAATACCCAGATGTCATAATTCTTACAACACCACCATCTTTACGATCATATCCATAAGGGCCATAAATTGGATTACCATCATACGCCCATCCGATAATTGGTGAGTGATTTAAAGATGGTTGTTCTGCATTGTTTAAAAGATTTAAGTCATTTGATGTATAATCAACTGTGCCATCACTATTTTTCTGTTTAAGTATTTTTCTTAAACCTCTTGGTGCATAGAATGATGTAAATTTAATACCTTCATCGTTATTTCCTCTGGATAAAAATCCATCATCATCATAAAATATATCCTCATATCTTTTAACATTATTAACCGCCCAAGATTTAATTTTAGGTAAGAAGACAGCACCTGTGCCAGGAATAATTTCTTGAACACTAACTGATGCAGTTGAATATCCGACACCACCATTATCAACAGTTACTGAATCAACTCTTCCATTACTAATTGAAGAAATAATTTTAGCACCAACACCATCACCAAGAATTTGTAAATCAGGAGCAGATGTATATTCTGCACCAGAACGAGTTACAATTACAGATTGTATTCTTCCATTTGTTACAATAGCTTTATATTCTGAAGATGATCCAGAAGAAACTCGAACTTGAGGTGGAATACTAAAGTTAAATGTTCTATCGTTACCATAACCACTGCCAGGTTTCTCTACATTAATAGATGTAATTGAACCTCTTACGATTGGATTAACTCTCGCATGATAGTTTTCTGGATGAACTGTGTTAATTCCAACTGTTCCTTTTACATTAACAGTAATTGGTGGATAGTTAAATATATGTTCTCCTGATCCAATTGATGTCAATCCAACAAATTGTTTTGAAATATAATTTGCATCTGATAAAGTTGAACCAATACCAGCAGCTGCAAGTCTGAATCGATTATCGCTTACCTTTAAAACATAGTAATCTTGATCAGTATCTAAACCACCAATCTTAACCTCATTGTTAGAATAACGAATTATCTCACCATCAACAAATCCATGATTCTTATATTCAATAAAATCTGAGTATGTATTGATACCACTTACTGGCACTAATCTTCTTTTATTTTCATATCCTTCGCCAGGATTTTCAATTATAACTTGACCTAATACAAGTTTCTTATTTAAACTTTGAAATCTTTGTGATCCATCTGCGAATCCAGTGAGATTAATGAGATTGGACTTAGTAAGTGCATCATTTTGATTATTTGCAAGTTTAATTGTTGTGTTATTTACTTTTGATACAAAATAAATTGACTCATCAACAAGTCTTTGATCTGGTGTGAGTTGAATTTGATCTGTTGTAATACCAGCACTTGCAATACCAATTGCACCAGTATTAAATGTCTTATAGATTACAGCTTCTCCATCACGGAATTTGTGGAAAGTTCCAAAACCAATTGTATCAGCCGCAATATTGATTGCGTTACCTGTTGATGAAGCATCAAAATCAACAAAATGATCAACCTGTTTTAATCTTGCTCTTGCAGTTGCATTTTGTCCATTACCACCACTAATTTCAATCACAGGTGGAGCAACATAATCAAATCCAGCATCCACAACATCAATTCTTTCAAAAGAACCTTTTACATTAGCCGTTGCACTTACACCAGCACCTGTCAAACTCTCAATTGACACTGTTGGTGGTGTGATAACATCAAATTGTGATCCACCTTCCAATACATCTACTGATTCAATACCACCAAAGAAGATAACATCACCTGACTTATAGTTTGATATCTCCGTACCATTTACGAGGATGCCAGTGGTGCCTGGCGCTGTCTCACGCCTCGCCCCGTCAAAGAGTGGATTAAGAGATATTCTCTTTAATAATTTTTGATGATCAAGTTTTTTATTTGCAAGATCAGGAACTGAAATTTTAAAAGTTCCATTTCCTGTGGCATCTACAAAATCACCATTTACAAGATCTGGTAGTGAGTTTGCAAGACGAATATTATTTGAACTTACACGACTTACATAATAATTTTTACCATCGATGAGTTGTCCTAAGAATCCACTAATTGCATTATAAGTAACAACCTCTCCAGAATAAAATCCATGATCAGCTGCACCTTCTGTAACCTGTATTAACTGTATAACGTCACCACCAGTTGCGCCAGTCCATGTTACAGAACGATCTGGTGCAACTATAGGTTCATTACCTAAACTTGGTATTGAGGGTGATGTAACGTACGCATGAGGATGTGGAGGTAATGCAGCAGCATCCTCAGATTGATGATCATAGACATTTTGAACATCTACAGTGTATTTTGTAATATTATCATGAAGAGAACTGTTTCCTCTCTTTAATCTTCTACGAATGAAGGCAATATTAAATTCACCAATGCCAGGTAAATCACCTAAGATAAAGGTTGAACTACTAATAACACTTAAAACACGACCAACACCAATTAAGGTATTTTGAGCATCTAAAACCTCAATCGCATCCTCTTCTAAGAATCCATGATCAGATCGAGTTGAGATTCTAAAACTACTGCTTGATTGTCTTGTAACAGTGTTCGGAGTAAATTTGACTGATGTATTGTAAATCCATGACCCAAAGTTAGAATCTTCAGAACTTTTGTTAATACCAAATGATCCAACTTTAACTTTGTCTCCTTTATTAAAATAAAAAGTTGTATCTGGTATTGGAAAATCTTTTAAAACACCTGTAATTAAAACCTCAATTTTCTTTGTATTATTTGCGAATGAATATCCATACGCAACATTATTATATCTAACATCATCACCAACGTTTAAAATATCTGTGGCTGTAGGCAATCCAACAAATTGATTTGATGTTTTACTTGTATATGTAACGACTCCAGCATTACTTGCAGTTGGTAGTGATAAAGAACCACTTGTAGGAAATCCAACTGTTGTATCAACTGTCATTACAGTCGAACCAATTGATACAATGTCAGTGACACGAGTTCTGCCTGGAATTATAAAGTCACCATCAATCGAATCTTGTGATACTGTAATTTGATAGTAGTGTTCTCCACCATATAAAAAGTCTTTTACATCTGATATCGCACCTGAAGCACCCTGAATATTTTTATCATCTTCATCTTTATCTTGAAAAAGAGTTGATCCTTTTAGATTTCTGGGATCACCTGTAATTGCTTTAACAACAAAATCTTGACCAAAACCATAATCAGCATCTGATGGTTTAATTAAAAAATCAGATGGTTTGATAATATTAACTTCTTCACCATATAATGCTCTGAATAAAATTCGATATGACTCTTCCGTTCCTTTTGTTCGATAAAAGTCTTTAATTTGACGAATAAACTTAACTTGATCTAAATCACTATCAAATTTACGATTCTCAAATCCACTTGCATAAGTTGTTTTAAGTTTATTAAAGAACTCACGAATAAAAACATTTGATAGATTATGAACTTTACTGCCACCTGTATGTGCTGCACCCACGGATGTATTAAAATCTAATACATCTGGTTTTGTTGGTTGTCTTAAAGCTTTAACTCCACTAAATCCTCGAACACAACCAGTAAAGGACGTTGTTCCAATTCCAGTGTATGTAATGATTTCATCATCAATTTTAAGAAGTCCGTAACGACTTGGATATCCTTTTGTACTATCAACAAAGATTGTTTCGGAATAAGATTGAGTATCTGTGGATAATCCAGTATATTCAGTCAGTGCAGCACCGACAAAAGTTTGTAATTTAGTATATCTGTCTAAATTTTCAGCAATGTTTATAGATCCACCTTGAAATTCTTGGGAAATATAATACTGCTTCATAAAATCCACAAAAAGCGGACTTTCTGCTTGTACAAATTCAGGCAACTGATTTTCAATTACCTGATTTATTTCGACTCTTTGTATTGATGTATCAATCATTAATATCCGCCGCCAGAGCTAGATCCACCGCCGCCACCTGATGATGAAGGTGTGCTGGTTGTGGTTGTACTTGTTGTCGTTGAAGTTGCGTATGTTCCACCAGTTGTCCTTGTTGTTGAAGTTCCAGTTGCTGTTGATGGAAGTAAATTAGTGGTTGTTGAAACTGGAGAGTTTGACTTTCTTGTAAAAGTTGGAGTATAATAACTATGAATATGAGGAAATCTTGATCCAGAGGTATTTTCACCTGATGAAATTAAATCTTGAACCATATTGATTGTCGTATTTGTCATATCAAATTTAATATACAAATCTCGAAGACCAACAACATCATTTGAATGTGGAATTGCTTGAATTTCAACAACGTTATTCGTAATCACCGTTGATGTTATATTACAAGTATCTATAAGAACTTCACCAATCAAATATTTAACGGTTCCAGCATTTTTCTTGATAATATTTGGCGTTCCACCTTCTTCATATGTAAAGAAAAACATACGACCTGTTTCTCGATCTACAACCTCATCTGCCATATAAACTGTTCCTACAACACCTTCAATTGTGAATCCAGTTGATACAACATTATAGGCAGATTCTTGACTATGAATCTGATTACCAAAACAAACCTCATATTGAGCAAATTGTCCCAAAACTGCTTTTAAATTACGTCGAATTTTGACAAGAGTAATATTTGATGTAATTGCAGTATCAACAGCATCAACTAATGAGACTGCTTTACTATATTTGAATCTACCACCGAATTTATTCACATCAATTGATCTTGAATACTGAGTTAAAGCATTTGAGATGCCTGTTTTCAAATCATCTGGTCGATCATTTAAACTTGGATTATAATATGGATTGACTTCTAACTCCACATAGAGATATTTCAAATCAATAAACTCTGGCACAATGCCAGCAACTGCATAACTCTTTAATCTTTGAATTAATTCTCTTTTTGTCTCATCAGATAGAAAATCACCGTTTCGAGGTTTAACAGAGATGAAAACCTTTCCAAAACGAGGTGGAGACATCTCTTCACCACCAAATGCCGTTACAGACTCTACATTTGGATAAATGAAACCTAAAACTGACTCATAATCAGAAGATGTAACTGCTCGATATTGAGAAGAGTAAATTCTTGGTGCAAAATACTTAATTGATGAAATTGATTCGATGTCATCACCATCTCTTGATTTCTCATTTGTTGAAACAAGTCCAATTAATGAAGAATCAATTGATGCACCATCCTGATTTGTAATATTTCCAATAAAACTAAACTCTGAAGCGCCATTTCCTTCTCTTCCATCAGTAACAATGTAAGAAACTGTAATTACGTTTGAATTTGATAACTTTCGACCAATTACATTGTCACCAAAAATTAATTCATATCTTTCATCTTCAATTTCTTGCAATAGATAAGAATTTGACGTTGATGTAACACCAACGATATTATCAATCTGTTTATAAGTTACTGAAGATGTTGATGATGCTGATGATTTGACTTGAACCTTAATTGTAGATGTATCAATAAATGAATTATCTAAAAGATATCTTTGATTGAATAAAGATGTATCAACTGTAAAATTTTGTGATATAAAACTACCTTCATATATTTCAATATTATTAAATACTGCAACTCCATTCGTTACAGGAACAGTAATATCCTCTGGAATGCAAAATATGTAGTTTGTGTTGTCACCAGCACCATTACAAACAATTCCAGCGTTTAATGTAAGAGTCGATGTTTCTGTTAGACCATCTACAGTAAAAGATATTCTCGCTCTTGAAGATCTTCTTGATCTTGGCACATATCCAATGTTTCTTGCCAGTGCAACAACGTTTTCTCGAAGTGTAGCGGAGTCAAGAAAACACTCATTTGCTGACATATTGGTGTTATATGCAGTTGTGTATGTATTATATGCTAATGCGTCAATAATAATTGAAAGATTAGACCCTTCAAAGTCATAATCAGTGAAGTTTGTATTTGCCCTCAGATAATCTCTGATAGACTGTTTAATTTGATCAAAATCTAAATTAACGTATTGTCCGAATGCCATTATACTCTAGCTGGGAAAAGGAGAACATCCACTGTTTGTGTCGGTGCTGGAATACCAACAATATCATACTGAACTGTACAATTCATTTCATTTGAATCAGGCATAATCTCAACAGTCGCATCAATATTTGCGATTCTTGGTTCATGATTAAGTAAAGATGAATTAATTTCATCTGCAATTCGTATTTCATTCAAAGAAGTGTTTAATTCAAATAAAGAATCATTAATTACTGAACCAAAATTCGGATTGAATGGTTTTTCACCAAGAATTGTAAAAATTATGTTTTTAACTGATCTTTTAATTGCATCCTCATCACGAATCACAACCACATCATTCGTCACAGGATGACGTTTGAAGGATAAGTTGATATCTTTGAATGCCCTAGAAGCCACTATTTACACAAAAGGTTTGCTGTTTTTATTTATACCGCTTT